ATAACCATAAAGATGGGAAAATACCTCACGATATTCTTTGTGTCTCTTGAGGTTTCTAATGTGAACATCTGCGATATGATAGATTTTATTTACCTTATCAATACCGACTTTTAATTTCTTGAGTCGTTTCATACTCTATATAGTTCATACTCGACCAACTTTCTAAGGTCCATTGGTGGAGTATTATAAATTAATTCATTAACATTTTCATAGCCCATATCTGATGGGTCTTGGTCACCTAAGTCTACAAGGTGAGTCTCAATTCCATACGACATAAACTTCTTTGTAAGACGCAGAGCATTCTTTATAGCATCCGAATCTAATACAATATACAACTTTTTTACGGAATTTCCAATTATTTTCTTCTCTAATTCAGATTGGATTGATTTACCAAATAATGGGATGGCGTTTCTACGTATTGATAATGCATCAAAAGCACCCTCACATAACACCAATGGGGTGTCCCAATTAATAAGCAGTTCAAACCCTACAATGTCTTTGGATACCTTTGGATTCTTATGTTTGTATTGGGTTTGGTAGAATGACCTACCCACAAAGAAGTTTAATTTACCACGTTCATCATATGATGGTATAATGATTTTATCTCTATACTCACCCTCATCACAAAACCCAATGTTATACTTTACAATATCCTCAGGTCTAATACCACGACCTAACAAATAGTTTAGTGCGTGTTTTCTTTTGTACGAGTTAGATAGTTTATATAATGGGGTGAATTCTTTAGGTAGCTCTACTTGCTCTACTATATCTGCACTATCATACTCACTTCTATACCGATTTACCTTACTGAAGATTGAGTTGTATTCATCCCAAGTGTGTTTAGATACACGAAGTTTTTTGAATAGGGTTTTTATACTCCGACCCTTCTCATCCGAAATCCAACAATGCCACGGGTTGTTTCCTTTAGAATTAATTCGTATATTAATCTCTAACTTTGGTTTGTAATGGTCAACAAATGGTGAATAGAATGCATAATTATCCCCACTCGTTTTCTTGGATGACCCAAGTACGGACTCTAATAATTGAAGTAGTCTTTCTTCCATAACTACTAATATACAAAATTATTTTGAATAATCAAAGAAATCAGCAGAAGGTTTTTCGTCAATCCATTCTTGAGGGATTTCCTTCTTAGCCCATTTAAACCCATTCTTCTCACACCATTGAGCGTATGTGGTCTTTGAACCTTTGTAAATTTTACCATTGGGGGATTGTAAAACGAATCGTAAATCAACGTTAGGATTTTGCTCTTTGATTAAAAGATGCTTCTTCCTATCATCGGGCAAGAACCACCCCTTTGACTCTATGAATATACCATTAGGTAATCTAAAGTCTGGTTTGTAAGTATGATTAGTTGCTGGAATTGTATATCCGAACTCATGCTTCTCGTACTCACCATCAATACCTTGTAATTTAAGTTGTTCATCGATTCGGGTTTCTAATCCACTTTTATGCCCCTTCATCTTTTGGATGTGAGACCAATTTCCGTTTGCCATAACTTTTTAGTCTATATCAAATTTAACATTGACAGTCACATCAACATCTCTTCTTTTCTTTAATGGTGACCCTAATTTACCAACTGCAAGTAAATCACCAGTGTCATTATATAACCCAATCTGAGTAATGTATGGTCTGAAATCAGAACCTGTAACCATATTTTGTAGTCTTGGGTCGGTGTCGGTAGAATCAATTCTTAGAGATGGGTTTGATGATACATTGTATTCATTTCGTTTTATCTCGCAGAGGATTGATACTTCCTCTATTTGCTTAGTAGCACGATAGTTTAACTCGTAATCTCGGTCAGTATATCCCCAATCACCATTACCTAAGAAAATATTTTGATATCGTGGTCTTGGGTCAGTTGTGATTATCATACCTTGTTTGTAGAAAACATAACCAACTTCTTTTTTCTGAAGTGCAGACCCACTTGATGAATTATCAGCAAGTGAACTTATCTCATTATCAGTTAGTCCAGTTCTATGAACTCTAAGTTGACCTATTGACCCACTAAAATTTGCCTCACTATTTTTGACATCACGGCTACCAATGAGAATGTCTCTATCGTTGTTTACGTTACCTCGAAAACTATATGATGCTGAAACTTCTTTAGTCCCATCTACATATAATCCAATTTCATCACCACTTTTATTTATAGTGTAATGATGGAACTCACCATCGTTATATGCCATTGATGATGAGATGTTGATGGTGGATTTACCATCAGATGCTCTTAGGAAAAGTTGACCTGTTAATGTAGGGTGTTCTTCTGAGTAGAATGAAAGGTCGAATGGGTATTGACCAGTTCCATCAGATTTTACTTGCTCATTGTTTGCATCATCGATATAAGTATAAGCATTTCTTTTTTGAATTAGATTGAATATACTTCTACCTGATATGGATTGTGATAGTGGTATGTTTGCCCAAAAGGAAACTGACCAATTATCATTTTTGTTTAATACATTAAAGTTAGAATTATGTCTAACCCTGATACTTTGTGTTTGGTCGGTAAGGTTTACGACTTTACCAATGTTAGCACCACTTTCACCAAAAGTATATTTTCCATCAATAACTCTATTATCATATGATGAATAATCTTTAAATTCACCATCAAGTGATAAGTTCAGTACAACATCAGAAGATTTTATAAATGTGGATGATGTCAATTCACTTGCAATCAGTAACCCATACTCAGTATCAACCACTTGGTCACTAAGGCTAATAGTAGAATTTGGATAGTCAGAATTATCACTTACTGAAACTGACTTTGGTTTGATACCATTGCCAAATTTATTTTGTGGGATAGATACTACGGATGCAGTATCATATAATCTAATATCACTTCTACGTTTAAAGAATGTGGAGTTTATAGAATTCCAAATTATCTTTTGTGGTATAGAGTTTAGTTCGCGGGTCACACCACCCGATGAGGTTAAAAAAGTATCAACACCAATCTCGCCTGAAACTGATGTTGATACCTCTGTTAAAATACCATTGTCGGATATACCTCTGAGAACGGAAATCTCGAACGATGATGAGTGGTTTACGTTTGTAACCTCATATCGTTTATGTGCCTTGAAGGGTCTTGATTGGACACCCCCATTGAAGATTTTTTTGAATACTATTCCCATTGGTTACCATCTTTAGAAGTCGAGCTTAACCTTAATTAAAATCTCATTAGAGAACGATTTCAATAAAGGTTTAGACAACTTAGCAATTGCTAAAAGTTCGTTATCGTTATTGTAAAGACCAACAGTTGTAATATATGACTTAGGGTCACCTACAAAAGTTTGTTGGTTTAATTTACCATTTGAACCAGTAACATAAGATGGGTTGTTTGAGAAGTTATATTCTGCATTCTTAGCTCTTACAAAGAAGAATGTTGATTTTACTTCCTCTTCACTTCTTGCTTGGAATCCGTTTGCCGAATCTTCAAATGCAGCACCACTAATTGCGGTAAACAGCTTTCCGTGGTTTTGTGCATCGGTATTTGTTGTTCTTATAGTTCCTAATGAAGCAGAAGCGTCAAGACCGGCCGCACCTAATACAATGATTCCAAATTGTGGGTATACTGCGCCGAATACTTCAGTTTCACTGTGAACACCATTAAGTAATGAGCCGGATACCACATTGTATACGTTTTTGTTTGAGTTACCCAATTGATTAGTATCACCACTATTATCAACCAATCTAAGTGTTTCACCCGTTGAACCAGATAATACCAACTCCCAATTACCAGGGTCTAACTTATCTTTGATACGTGCTCTATTGATTGAGATTACGTACACATCATCTTGCTTTACATCACCAAAGGTAAATGTTGTTTGAGATGCTGGAAGAAGAACTTGTTGGAATTGTGAGTAGATTGCATTTGATGGTGAGTCTTCATTAGTACCTAAAGAACCACTACCAGCGTAGTGTCCATATGCGATTGAGAACTGAGCTTCTTTAGTTGAGTCAGTTGGGTCACCATTGTAAATCTCATAGTAATAACCCTTTTGAGTTGTAGATTGAAATGATGATGTAAAGAATGTTGTTAACTCACCCACATTACCACTCCACAAACCACGAGTAACTCGTTGAGTGTTTCCTTCTACTACATCTTCTACTGTAAATGCAGTATACACCTTACCACTACCATAATCATATGCACCTGCTGGGATTATGGGTGTTGCGTCATTTGAAATATCATTTGCTGAAAGTTCTCCGACTGAAACTGAGTTGTTTAGTGCGTTTAGAATTGCAGACCCACCAGTGTTACCACCACCCGAAGGGCCAGTAGGACCACCAGTGTTTCCTCCGGGAGGAGTTCCACCAGGGTTACCAGAGTTACCACCCCCACCTAATCCGAAGCCACCGCCACCTATACCTTGTATTGCCATCTTTTATCCTTCTTTAGTTTGCGACTACCACAACATTAGTTTGTGTATCAGTTGCAACATTAACCGTTACATCAATCTCAGTTCTACCACCAGTCTCATTACCTATGATAATAATACGAGTTGAAATTACAGTATCATTTGGTAGGTTAGCTGCAGATACAAACGTAAATTGGTTTTTACCAACAACAGTTTGTGATTGTGCGGTGTTGTATGAACCAACATTAACGATTGGAGTTACATTACCAGGAACACCAGGATTACCAGTAATAGTACCAGCGTCACTGTTAAGTAGAATTGCTGTGTATCCCAAGCTCTCGTTACCACCATTTTTAGTAGTTACTGCTATTAATGAATTGTTTGCACCCTCATCTAATGTTAGTGAGGATGGTGAAACTGAAATATATGGTAACCGTGTAGTTGATTTTGGAAGTGATAACAATTTGTATTTCATTGCATAATTCTCATCCGTGATTGCTTCAATCACTGGCATATTCTCAATGACGATACCATAATAGTCAGAACCCAGCGAGTGTGCTGGATTCCAAAG